CAGATACATCAGGTAACGTAGGAATAGGAACAGCTAATCCTAGCGCTAAATTACACCTATCGAGAACAGCAGCCGGAGGAACAACTCTATTATTAATAGAAAACCCAGACGCTACCAATCAAGGAACAGCAGCACAATTACAGTTAAAAACAGGTCTAAATAATGCCACTATAAGAGCGGTTAGTGGTTCTGGTGGTGCAGGATATTTACAGTTTTACAACGAGAATTCGGAACGTATGCGCATTGATGCAAACGGCAACGTAGGAATAGGAACGACTAACCCAGTTAGAGAGCTTGACATAGAGGGTAGTATAAATTTAAAAGATTCTTCGTTTTCAAACACAAGAGGTATATATGGACAAGGTGGCTCTATGTTAACTTTTGATGCGAGCAATTTTAATCTTACTTTTGGAGGCGACAATATAGTTGCCAATAGTTTTAGCGGTATAATGGATTTTAAAGCTAATGGGTTTAGTAGTTTTATGACTCATGATTCTGGTTCTACTAAAACTACATTTTCATATGATGGCTCTGAAAAGATGTGTATTGTTGGGGATACTGGAAACGTAGGGATAGGAATAACATCTCCAACAGAAAAACTAGACGTTGATGGAACAGTAAAAGCGCAAGGCTACAAGTCGGCTGATGGTTCGGCAGGTATTACACAGACAGTAAACACTGGAGGTGGTAATACATTAGTAATTAAAAACGGAATAATAACAGCAATAATTTAAGATTATGATTTATAAATGGACAATCTCGGCAGTAGAACGAGAAATTGAAAAAGACGGTTTGAACAATGTAATCAAAGCAGTACATTGGAGATACTCCGCAACAAATGAAAATGAAGTAAGTGCAGAAACTTATGGAGTAGTAGCAATAGGAGAGCCTAATGCTGAAACCTTTAAACCTTTTGAGGAAGTAACAGAAGTAGATGTAGCAAGCTGGCTAGAAAGCATCTTTTCTGTTGAGCCTGAAAACGAAGAAGGAGAAAAGCAAATTAGTAAATTGGAGCAAATGAAAGAATCATTAATTAAAAAAATTGATTTAATCGAAAATCCAAAAACAATAACAAGCACTTTAAACGAATAAAAAAATGGATAAAGAACAAGCACTAGAAGTAATTCAGCAAGCGTTGAATTTAGCAACTCAAAAAGGGGCTTTTAATTTGGCTGATACAAGTCAAATTTTAACCGCTTTAAATGTTTTAAAGGAAAAAGAAGAGTAGTAATGAAAGATGTAGATATGTACAGTTTATTCGTAGGTTTATTAGCTTCATTACTTAAAGGTATCAAGAAACGTTTAAAACTTAGAGGTTTAATCATAGCAGGCACAACTGGTGCTTTGCTTTCTTATGGAACGTTGGGGATACTAGAGATGTTTATGAAGGGTGTAGATATGAGAACTGTCATATTATGCGCTTTTGCTGTCGGATGGGTTGCTAATGAAATTACAGACGTATTAGATGAGGTTGTAAAAGATACTTACGATATTCTTGTAGATTGGCTTAAGTCAAAGTTTAAATCAAAATAAATTATGAAAGAAATGATAGATGAGTATAGAGAAAGTAACTTGAGTAATAAGCTTAAGTTAGTCTCTATTTCAAATATCTTTGTAGGTCAAGAAGAGATAAGAGGTAATAAAGGTTTTAAAGATGAATTCTTTGAAAGTAAAATGTTTGAAACTGGGTGGAAAAAAGGATGGGCTTGGTGCGCATCATTTGTTGAGATGGTTTACGATCTTTCTTTTCCTCACCTAGATAAAAAACTAGAAGGTTTATTCTCTCCTGGAGTTACAAAGACTCGTGATAACTTTTTAAGAGCAGGCTACACTGTATCAATGATACCGGATATAGGTGATGTAATGATAATGCAGAGAGATGGAAGTTGGCAAGGTCATGCAGGTATAGTTGTGAATGTTCAAGGAGATACAATCTTTACAGTTGAAGGAAATACTAACGACAAAGGAGGTAGAGAAGGCTATACTGTTGCTAGAAAAACAAGAAACTATAAAGACACTTCGAAATCAATGGATGTAGTAGGTTTCATTAAAATACTATAGATGAAATTAATTTCAAAAATATTAATGGCAGGAGTTTTATCGCTCCTGCTTTCTTGCATAGGACCTCAGAAAAGGTTTCAAAGATTAGTTACTAAACATCCTTATTTATTGAATGTCACTCTAGTGGTTGACACTATCGAAATAGTATCTATAGAAAAGATAAATGGAAAGGATAGTCTTATAGTGAGAGATAGTTTAATATATATTGAATGTCCTGAAGTTGAGATACCTAAAAAAAGATATGAAGCTAGGAAAGACTATAAAATAGAGCGTCAAAGAGAAAAGACTGTTAGGGATAGTTTGGATTTTGAATTGAAGAAGTTAAGGTCTGAATTGAAAAAGCTGAGATCTGATAACAGGTCCAATGTAGACATACAAGAGTCAAAAGAGAATGTTGAAGTTAAAAGAATTAGATATGAATCTCTTGAAATACTAGCTAGATATACATCTTTAATATTGTTTTTACTGTTATTGATACTCTTAATTTTGAAGTTTTTTAAGAAAAGATAGTTATTTTCAATATATTTGTATAAAATCTAATTAAAATGAGTAAATTAACAAAAGAAGAATTATCTGAAATTCAAGGTTTAGTAACTGAGCATAATTCATTAAAAATGAAATTAGGGGAAACAGTTATTTCTCAAAACAGTATTATGAGGTCTATAGATAATCTACAGGCAGTTTTTCAAAATAATGAGAAGGCTCTTATTGAAAAATATGGAGAGAATGCTTCCATAGATGTTATGACAGGAGAGATCTCTTATCCAAAAATGGAATCTAAATAGTCAGATGGATATCAGGAAAATATCAGTTGGACCAGATTACAAGGGTAATGCTATGCATTATATTTCAGGTCAATCTGTATTATCTAATGAGTATATTATATGTCTTATCAAGTATGACAAACAATCAATGTCATACAAGATATTTATAGAGAATAAAGATGAGGTATTTCTATGGAAAGAGTTCTCATCAACAATGCCTGTATCTGTAGAGTATAACATAAATTTCTAGTGAATGCGATCTCCTTTCTTTTTTATCGTAAAACCTTTAAAGGGAAAGCGTTACAATAACACCAAAGAGGTTGGTGGTATTGAGATGCTTACAAGCACATCTGAAGAGGATTTTTTATTCTCCAACAGAGAGGCTGAGGTAGTTGAACTGCCTTTAAACTATAAGGGAAGAATAAAGAAGGGTGATAAATTACTAGTTCATCATAATGTATTTAAGTTCTACAACGACATGAAAGGTCGTCGTAAGAGTGGCCGGAGTTTTTTCATGGATGATTTGTTCTTTATAGAGCCAGATCAATACTTTATGTATCACGATGGGGATAAGTGGAATGCACGTGACAGATATTGTTTTGTAAAGCCTATCTCTCCTGAGGAGTCTTTTATATATAAAAATGTAAAGGAAGAACCTCTGATTGGTGAAATGAAGTATCCTAATGATTATTTAAAAAGTCAAGGTATAATTGAAGGGACAAAAGTTTCATTCAAACCTGACAGTGAGTATGAGTTTACTGTTGATGGAGATAAGTTGTATAGGATGTACGATCATCAAATAACAATAAAGCTATGAGCAAAATAAAGCATGACTCATTATCTCAAAAGAAAAGAATAATAGAGGCAGGATACCAAGCTGTCGATCAACTCATAAAGGTTGCAAAAGAAGATATTATTAAGTCAGACCCTGAAGATGATTTGGCTGCGGATAAATTGAAAAACGCTGCAGCGACTAAGAAGTTAGCTATATTTGATGCTTTTGAGATATTAAGTAGAGTTGAAGCTGAAAGTGAAGCCATAAGGCTTGAAAGCGAAGGAGCTGGAAGTAGAACAAATACAAAGAAAGGTTTTGCAGAAAGAAGAGCAGGATAATTTATACAGAGTTTTAGATGACTATATAGTTAAAGATGTTCTTGTAAAAAAGAACAGGGCCAAGTCTTGGGTTTATGGTTACGACCCTAAGTATGATATGGTTGTTATATCTAAAACAGGTGAGATAGGAGATGTTGTTTCTATATCTGGCCTTAATATAGCTCTTCCTAAGTACAGAACTGCTATTAAAAGGTCTTCAAGTAAATCAGAACAGTATTGGGAGAGAGAGGATATACCTAAGCCACTCTCAAAAATTCAATCTATATTCCAATGGAATGATATGCCAACCGCATTTAAAGATAGATGGGTTGACTATATAGAGTCAGAGTTTGATAGACGTGAAGACGGTGTGTTTTTTATGAATAATGGAAAGCCTACCTATATAACAGGATCTCATTACATGTACTTACAATGGTCAAGTATTGACGTTGGTTATCCTGATTACCGAGAAGCAAACCGTATATTCTTTTTGTTTTGGGAAGCGTGTAGAGCAGACAAGAGGTCTTTCGGGATGACTTATTTAAAAATTAGACGTTCAGGATTCTCTTTTATGTCTTCATCTGAATGTGTAAATAGAGGTACTTTAGCAAAGGATGCTCGTGTTGGTATTTTGTCAAAGACAGGTAGCGATGCTAAAAAAATGTTTACAGATAAGGTTGTACCTATAAATAGTAGACTACCATTTTTCTTTAAGCCGGTAATGGATGGTATGGATAAGCCTAAGACTGAGTTAGCTTTTAGGGTTCCTGCTTCTAAGATTACTAAAAAGAATATGTCTAACTTGTCTGATGATGATATTGAAGGACTTGATACGACTATTGACTGGAAAAATACAGATGACAACAGTTATGATGGGGAAAAGTTACTTCTTTTAGTACATGACGAATGTTACCACCCCAAGACAAAAATAATGAACTCTAATATGGACTTTCAAGAAATAGAGACATTTAATGTTGGTGACGAGGTGATAGTAGAGGGTGGGAAAAAGAAAAGAATCGTTAAAAGGACGGAAGGAATAACCGACAGTTATTTAATAAAACAACCTTATGGAGAGGATTATATTGTTACCGAGAACCACAGATTAGTTTTAAATGACTACAACAAAGGGGAGGTTATTTTAACTGCTAAAGAATTTTTTAATTCCTCCAAGTACAGGAAAAAACATCTAACAAGAATTGTATCAAGTGGTATTGAGTCTGAGGACATATTTGATGGAATTCCTCCATACTTACTTGGGCTATGGTTGGGTGATGGTAGAAAATCTGCTATGACTATTTTAGTCAACACAGATGAAGAGCCTGAAATATTGGATTACTTAGGCAAAATATCTCAGATATATAATGTTCCATTTGATATTAAAAAACGAAACGGATGTGTTGAGTTTAGATTCAAGGGTATGAATCACGAACTTAGAAGAATAGGTGTTTATAACAATAAGCATATACCTAATCAGTATATGAATTCCTCCATTGAAACTCGTTTTCAGATATTAGCAGGTATTATAGATACTGATGGTTATTCTGATAAGAAAAAAGGTTTTATCGAGATAGGTATGTCAAGAAAAGAATTGGTTGAGCAGATTAGATTTTTGTCATTGTCTTGCGGAATTTCTTGTTCTAATGTTGCTCATAGAAAATCAAATTACGGAACTGACGTTTATAGAGTTTGTCTATCCGGTGACTTAGCAAGAATACCTATTTTAACTAAGAAAAAATCTTTTTCAGATTACGTTCCTAAGACTAGAGGTAGAAGAAACAAAGTTAGTATTGAATATATCGGGAAGTCAGAATATGTAGGAATACAGGTAGATGGAGTAAATGATGATGAGAGAAAACTAATTCTGTCTGATTTCACTCTAAGTATGAATAGCGGAAAATGGCTGAAACCCAATAATATACTTAATAACTGGCGAGTTACAAAGACATGTCTGAGATTGGGTAGTAAAATAATTGGGAAGTGCCTAATGGGATCGACCTCAAATGCTTTAAGCAAGGGTGGTGATAACTTTAAGAAGTTGTACGAAAGCTCTGACGTTTTAAAAAGAAGTGCTAATGGCCAGACGAAGAGTGGTATGTATAAAATATTCATTCCAATGGAATGGAACATGGAGGGATTCATTGATAGGTATGGTATGCCTGTATTTAGAACTCCAGAAAAACCTGTTTTAGGCGTAGATGGAGAAATGATTTATCAAGGAGCTATCGACTATTGGGAGGCTGAGGTAGATTCTTTGAAGAATGATTCTGATGGATTGAATGAATATTACAGACAGTTTCCTAGAACTGAGTCCCATGCATTTAGAGATGAAAGTAAACAATCTCTTTTTAATCTGACTAAGATTTACCAGCAAATTGACTATAATGATTCACTCATATCTGAACACCATGTTACTAGAGGATCTTTTAGTTGGCAGAATGGTATAAAGGATTCAAAGGTTATATTTACACCTAATAAAGACGGTAGGTTCTTAGTAAGTTGGACTCCAGAGAAGAACATGCAGAATAGATATACTGAGAAGAATGGTATTAAGTATCCTGCAAATGAACACCTCGGAGCTTTTGGTTGTGATAGCTATGACATATCTGGTACCGTGGGCGGTGGAGGTTCTAATGGAGCTTGTCATGGGCTGACTAAGTTCAATATGGATAATGCTCCTAGTAATGAGTTTTTTTTAGAATATATAGCTAGGCCTCAAACAGCAGAGATATTCTTTGAGGATATACTAATGGCTTGTGTATTTTATGGCATGCCTTTGCTTTGTGAAAACAATAAGCCTA